TCGCAATTTGCGATGCCCCGCCGCCGCCCGCCTGGCCAGCGCGGTCAAGGCCATGATCCCGCCTTCGCCCTGGTTGTCGGCACGCAGCACGAACATCATGTATTTGATCGAGACGACCCAGATCAGCGACCAGAAGATCAGCGCCAGGATACCCAGCACGCCGTCATGGTTGACCGGGACGCCATAGCCACCGGAAAACACTTCTTTGAGGGTGTACAGCGGGCTCGTACCGATATCGCCATAAACCACCCCGACCGCTGCGACCAGCATGCCGATCGGCTTCGCCGCCGAATGCTCGGCACCCGCCGCCTGACTACTTGCCTGACCCATCCACCACTCCTACTACCCAGACCGGACTTCTTTGAAAGAAGCACTATGCTTTGCCACGCAGCATGCGCTGTTTTACATCACGTTACAGACGTTTTGTTGACTGTAAAAAATCGCTAAAGCGTAACGGCGCGAAGCATAGCGCAGCACTCGTCGCATTTCCCTGCATAAAGCTGGTCAAGTGAGCCTCTCATCGCTAGAATTGCGCACTTTTTGACCAGAGGCGCAACATAGCGCCCGTCAGTCGCCTTGCCGTCTTCGGCTGGAGGCGTCTCAAATACCGAGGTTAGACATGTCCACCACTCCTGCGCCGGCCAATCCAAAGGTTGGCTTCGTATCCCTGGGTTGCCCTAACGAAGGCTAAAATACACATACAGACCGATCACGAATGTCCTCAGCGTCGTATTTCCTTAGCGCTACTGGCAGATCATTGATCAGCTGCTACTCCTTTCACTTCCCTTCAACCGTGACTACAATCACGCCACCTATTGCAGCTAGCAATTAGCCAGCTCACTATCGATCATTTTCCATATAACAGATTTATTTAGAAATCAGGGAAGAAAGCAGTCAATGATTAAACTTAAGCGCGAGCACAATTACGGCTATCTGAATTTTTTCGAGGTAGAGCGCAGCGGACTTTACCAAATGCAGAAGCGCGCCGCTGGAGAGGAAATAGTCTCGAAGAACTATGGGCTGGAAACGAGCGAAGTATTTCGTGCGCTACAATCTTGGCTGAAAGGCCGTGCTCTTAAAGAAACGTGTCCTTGGCCGAGCAAAGGAGAGTCTGGAACCGATTCTGTAATGTGCTACTGCCGAGAAATCAAAGAGTTCCCTAATGGCGACTTTATGGTCGTATTATGGAAATACGACCCTGCAGACAAAAAAGGGTTTAGGGGCTTGGAGTTAGATGCACAAGGCAACCCTACAGGAAACTACATCACAAATGGAGCGTCCAACACAGGTGAAAACTACGTCTGGGGCCACCCTTGCTACTACTGGATAGTTCCAGACAAATCCATGGTCGTATCTATCAAGTTTGACGATTCCAAATGTGATTCCGACCTAATGCAAAAATGGGTGAACTACTGCGTAAGATTTAGACTAAAGTTTCCTGGGTATAACTCTCGCCATGCTGGAGAGTCGGAAACAAGAATAAACTTCAGCACACCTCAAAAACCTGAAACATATGACCTTCTGTATCGCTTTACAACTAGCCTTAAAATATTTAAAACAACAGAAGAACACCTGCAAAATATTTGCAAATCAACCAAATTCATGCTGCTGCGCAACGAAGTCACAGTGAGCGACGGCGCTAGCGACACCGAAATCAACACAGAAATATCCAAACTTGATGGTTTAGACAAAGCCAACGTACAAATATTTAACTATTTCCAAAACGTTATTGAAAAGTTTTTCCCAAAAACGAACATTAAAGACGACAACGTGAGGAAGGTTGAGATAAAGCTAGAAGCCACTCCTTCTGTGGATCAGATAAAAGAACTTATGACCTACTCATCCGGCTTTAGCGAAGGCAGCTGGGCGGATGTAATCTTTGTCGATGAGTTTGAAAATAGTACATCAATCAAGACGCATAGAATTGTGGAGCGAGTAACTCTACCACCTACCGCTGAATCATACAGTTGCGAACAGCTTTATAAAGTCGTTTCAGAGGCCAGAGAAAGTTATATACCGCTCACAGGCCAGCAGAGCAACGAAACCGAGCCTGACAAACGGGCTGCCGGTATTGGCCAATGAAAGCGATAATTGCGTGCCTATTCACCCCAATATTATTATTAATATGCGGTTTTGACATCAATCAAGATTCAATCGCAAACATACTAAGTTTACTGGTAGCGATTGCGGGCGCTATATTCACAATAATGAGCATTTGGGTAGCCTTTCTCTATCCAAACGTTCTAAAGACTCTCAAAGGAGAAAATCTAATTAATGTGGATTTTTCCGCTGGAGGTGAGGACACGATTCGATTGAAGCAAATTATAAGCGTGATTATTCAGTCTGCCGCAACAATGATCGTAGCGGTTATCCTCCTCGTACTTTTATCGTTAAAAACCGATTTCAGTTTTTCGATACAGGCACGACTGGAAACTTGCGTACAATTTATACTTGTATTTATTTCCGGACTACAGATATGCGCGCTTATAAGCACAATCCGAATCAACCTTTCATTTATGGACGTACTTGAAAGACAAAGATCGAAACGCGCCAAAGACTGGGACACATGATTAGCCAAATCAAGCCCCTCAGCATTAGTCATTTGCGTCTCCGCCCCTGAGTTCTATCCTCTGAACGATTCGGAAAATCCTATTAGCGGAGCAAAGGCAAAAATGCAGATCAGTGAAAGGATGATATTCCTGCGCATCTGGTCAAACCATGGCCTGCGTGGTCTGCAGTCATTTGTCCAGCAAATACCCGACGAAGCTTGGCGTCGTCTGATCAACGCTGCCAATTAGAAAAATCGTCACTGATCGTATTTTTTCAGTTTTCGCCCAAGCCGGCCGGTGCCTATTCGAACAAGGGGTTGAAACTGCCATCCAAAGAAAAATGCAAACCTTTTGCACTTAATTGCGTAGCTTTACATTTTGTGAAAACGGCGCATTTTGCAGGGCCTGCTCAGCCTGCCTAAGCCAAAGCATCAGCCGTACTTCTCCAGTCGTTACACAAATACCAAACACAAAGCCCGCCGGCGGGAGGGGGATAAGTGCTTTTTCTGACGTTTTTTTCTTCGCCCGCATGTTTTCAGTGACGCCATGACCTTGCCTGCGCTCACCAGCATTTCATCGGCTCGCTATAGCCTGACACACCTCTACAGCTGTACTGTGTATACATACAGTATTCAGATCATCTTTTTGAGGGGTAGGTTATGAACGAAGGGCATCCGGAAAGGCCGCTTGGTCATACAAGGGCGATCGCTCAGTGGAACGCGTTGTTACGGGATGAGGCCGCTTTGCTGAAGCACCCGGGCGCTCATCACAAAGCTCTTCTGGCCCAAGCGCACGCACTACACCGCGACCAGGTGATCAACCGTGATGGGCTGAGCGATCTTCTGGAACAAGCTGACGGCGCCCTGGCATATGCCGTGGAAGCACTGATTGATTGTGATACCGACGGTCAGGCGCGCTAACACATGCATATGCTCGTTACCCCTATGAGACGTCGAGGCGTTCCACTCACGCCCCAGGAACGCCGACGCTATCCAGCGTTAAAGGGAAACGTGATGGTGAACTCAGAGAATAATGTCGAGCTGGGGCGGAGCGCCAACGTGGCTCGGATAGACGTGGGGATGCCTCTTGATCCGGATCCGTTACCACGATTGCTGGACGCAACACTTGCAGGTATGGCTGTGACCGGCTTTGTCTTAAGCGGGATTGAATACATTGACGGATGCGCCTATGCCCAGTCGTGGTGGTGTAGATTGGACTGAGCATGGATATCTGGTAAACCTGTGACCATGTTCGAGGCATTCCCTTACGGATAATGGACGATCACATGAACAGCAAAATATTACCGGTTTTTCCGTTCCTCTCAGAAGCACTCAAGGAACGACAAGGAAGCGAATTCACCAACAGCGTGAACGAGTATCTGGAAGTCATCAAATACCATTTCGACTTCATGTTTGAGTCGAAGACAAGCGCAGACATGATCATTCAGTCATTTGCTCAGCCTGGAACACCCGGTCTAAGAGTACGAACCACTCCAGATAATAAGCTTGCTGTCGACCCAACTTCATTCATTGAAATTGCACGCTATGGAGACATGGCTGTACGTGAGGCGTCGACGGCTTTGGATGCCGCCTTACTTTTAACAAATTTCATAGTCGGAAGCCCCGTCCCTCAAGATAAGCTCGTATGGAAAAGTGATAATAAAAAGAAATCTTTACGATCTCAACTCGAGCAACTGCAGACGAAGGAGACTGACGAACTAGTCAGATCTATATCGAGCGTATGGGAATCCATCGGATTGCACTTGCTGCATGAGTACCGCCATTGGGTAACCCACAGAGGTGCACCTCAGATACGCACCACTCTGGATTGGAGTGAGCCGCTTACGCTACCTGTGGATTTGGCGAAGGGTCGTGATGCACATCACCAGCTTATGATTATTCAAAGGTATTTGCGTCAGGTTATCGTGGGTCACATATCGATTGCCTGCGCTCCGTTCTACCCAGCTATACAGGGATACCTGAACACCACAATCACTGAAGACAATAATTCGCTCCCAAATGATTTTCGAATTAAAGGAGGCGGATCAATTGCCTTCATCGATGTGAAAGTAAGAAGCGCAAACTTGCTAGAGAACAAAGATGCGTACTTGGCAACCCATCAAGTCGGCGTTGCTGACGGTGTCATTAGTTTTGCAGGCGAATGCTTATCAGTTTACAAGTTAGAAGACTACCTAAGCGCCGCAGGTCATATCACGAGTTTTATATGGGAATGCTTTTGTAGTGAATGGGATAAAAAGCTGGCAGCGGTTTTTTTGCAAAGGGAAGGAAATCCCTGAATTAGCTTCCCTACGATTTTTGCTGAGTAAGTACAAATGCCAAAGACATGGCCTTATGCCACAATCCGCTTGATTGACCTATCAACTTGAAAGGAATGAATCATGGGGACCAAGATAAAATTTAACTGCGAAGGGTGCGGTATAGAAGTCAGCACTGAATTTCCCGGTAACCTCTCGTTGGACACTCCGGAAATTACTCCTAAGCAGCCATGCCCAAAGTGCGGTGGAAAATTAAGCGCACCTGGTGGGAGATACGAGACCGATGAAAACGGCCTCCTCCAGCGCGTCGGCGACTGTTCGAAATGAAAAAAGCCCGCATCGCGGGCTTTTTACATCTTAGAGCCGATTAGAGAGTAATCGGCTTTAACTTTGCGGCTAACGTCAAAGCTTGCGTGGCCTTCACCGTGAACGCCGCCGCATCGGTCGGGCTCGGCGTTGGTCCTGGTACATGGGTATGTGCCGCCAGTTGCGTATTCATCTGCTGCAGCAGATCGAGCGTGTCGCATACCACCTGGAAGAGGTTCACCGTTCCGGACCCCATCCAGTTCTTCGGCGCCTGCATGCGTTGACTGATACCGGCCACGCTCTCGCGGAGCCCTTCAATCCGCTCCTGCATATCGCCGCCGACCGTAGCGTTGTGCTTCTGACCCACAACCAAGTTCAAGTCTCGACCAGTTGCCTGGTGCAGATCATCGACCGCCGCCAAGCTCGCAGATCCGCCTGACAGCAATTTTAGCGCGCCCAGTGCCTCGATCTTCTTAATGCCACCCACTGACTCGGTCGAATGATCGTCCACCGTCCTGGTGTGATTCTGATAGCTCTCGGTGTTGTCCAGGGCTTCGACTTCGCGCTCGATCGCCTTGTCCTGGATCTTGCCATCCGTCTGGCGCAGCCAGTTGCCGTCGGCGTCGACGCGTTGCTGGCAGGCCTCACTGTGCTGCCACACCTGGTCGCCTTTCGGCACCCGGGGCAGGCTCAGGCCGTGCGGCAGGATCTGGGTAATAAAGGGCTTGTTTGGCAGACCGTAGGCGAAGCTGATCACCACTGTGGTGCCCTCCTCCGGAAAGCCGAACATACCGGCTTCCTGTCCGCCCATTGGCGCCGGCAACGGCAGGCTGGTCAGGATCGGCAACGCCGGATCCGGTTCGCCATCCGGCAGCAGCACTTCGACGTCGACGCCAAAGCGCGGCCGGAAGTCGTCGCACAAACCAGGTGCGGCTGGCGCATCGGGAACTGCCACTACGCGGCCGAAGCGCGGCAAGTGATACCCGCCACTGAGTTCAGGGAATTGCCGGTCTACTGCGCGGCGGATTGCGTCTTCCATCGGATGGCCATCTGGTTGCCGGCGAGCGTCACAGATGTGATGCGATCGCCTTGGTTGATCGATGCACCTGGTCGCAACCCGGGAAGGGCCGCCACCATCGCGCTCTGATTGCTTTGGTAGCCGTCGAGCAGCTCGGCCGGCAGCGGCAGCGGTTCGCGGGAGCCAAAGAAGCTATCCGCCCAACTGCCAACGAACACCTCCCCATCACCCTGTTGCTGCCAGATAAAGTCGGGAATATTGAATACGGTAGCCAGGCTGTCCATCGCCTGGTAACCGGTGGCCAGGCCGTAGAAATACGGCGCCTTGACCTTGGCGTAGGGCTGGTTCGGCACGCGGAAGCGCAACCCGGTCTTGGTGCTGATCTCGGCCAGCACCGCCTGCAAGTCCACATGGCGCAGGTTCAACGGCAGCGGGTTGGCCAGGATCGCGGCGAGTTCGCGACAGGCCAGCACCTGCTCGGTGCTCGAGGCCGTGGTCGACCGCTCGACGTAGCCGATAAAGTGGCGCTGCAGCGGGGCGTCGTTGTAGCCGACATCCAGCATCACTAGGCCTTTCACGGCGGCGCCGGCCTGAATGGTGAACGTCGCCCGGCCCGGGCTTTTCAGATCAAGCCGGACGTCCTCCATGACCAGGGGGTAAACGGTGCCGTTGATCGTGAGCACCTTGTGCAGCTTCATGCTCATTGCGTCGCTCCGCCCAGGTAGTTATCGAGCTTTTTCAGCGTCGCCTCAAAGCCCGACAGTTCCTCACCTCCGCCTTTGCCATTTGCACCGCCGGCGCCCTCGCCGGCGACGGCTTGTCCTGGTGCGGACTGTTTGGCCACAGTGTTGCCGGCGCGACGGTTTTCCACGCGCTCGGGGTTGGAGAGTTTTTCGGACAGCGTGAACTGCACCAGCCAGGCATTCAGCGAATCGTCCTCCCGGGCGCTAACACCTTCCGAGAACTCAACCTCACGAATGCCAAACGCGGCGGCGGTGTCGTTGACGATGCGGTACTTCTTGAGCTGTCCACCACTGGCCGTGGCTTCCGCCAGGCGCATCAGCGCTCGCAGCTGGTCCTTGTCAACGAAGGGGATCATCAGCATCACTGCCAAGGTCTTGGGTTTGAACCCCTTGTGTCCTTTGTCGGTGTTGCTGGTCTGCCCCGACATGTCGTCGGCCTCGATGCGCAGGTTGGCGGTGACCTTCATTTTCTTGCCGAGGATCTGCTCGCCGTCGAGTAGTAACGTCATAGGCCCACCAGCTCGCGCACAAAACCCAGCCCTTTCAACGACCCCACCAGCAGAACGCCGGCGGACAGCACCCATTCGTGCCCCGGGGCATCGCCCTCGAGCAGCGATCGACGCAGTTCGTTGACATCACCAGGGCCGATCAACCGCGCGCGCAGGCTGGTATCGGCAGATCCGCCGGCGAGCAGCGCCTTGAGGTCGTTCAACTGCTGATCACGGCCCTGTTGCTGGGCAGCCTTGCGCGTGGCCAGTGCGGCAAGATCGCCCATTGGCGAGCTGTCCGCCGCGTAGCCTTCCAGCACCGCCAGTTGGCCCGACATCGATTGCTTGGCGGCCTTGACCACCGTGCAGCGTTCGAGCGGCAGCGATTGCCAACGCGGCAGCTGGCCGGTACTGGGGATCACCCACTTTTCCGTCTCCAGCGTCGACAGGTGTTGCGCCCGCCGCTCAGCGCGCACCAGGTCAGGAATCGGCAACAACGCATTGAAGCGCGACAGTGTCCCGGCCCACTGGGCGAAGTTCGTGCCCAGGAACAGCAACGACAGTGCGTATTGCGGCCCCGTGGGGCGACCGGTGTCGGTTGCGTCGGTCAGTTTGCTGGCCAGCTGCTGCAGCAGGTTCGGCGCTGAAAGAAAGCGCTGATTTCCCCGGCCTTGGCCAATGCCGCTTTGAAACGGCGTCACCACCAGGCATGCCGGCACCTCACCCATCTGCTCATTCATTGCGGCGCGACCGGCAGCGATCGCGTCTTTTGCCGCGTCACCGACCGGTCCCGGGTTGGTGCTGGTCAGGCCGTCCAGGCCGGCAAGGCGCTGGGCGGTGCTGGCCAGCTCGCCGCCGGCCAGATCCTTGGCGGCGCTCAGCTCACCCATCCACTGCGTGGCTTGCTCGGGCCAGCGCATGGTCACCGGTGCCCAGTTCATCACTGCACGCTCTCCCAGGTGACGGCCTCAAGCGCAGCAAGATCTCGGGCAGCCAGTGCCAAGTCCAACTGTTGTTTGAGCTCGTTGGCTTTTTGCAGCAGCTGCAACTTGAACAGGGTGAAATCGTCACCCACCTGACGCAGCTGCTCGTTAGTGTGAGGCCTGAACGCTTTCAACCCCTGCTCATCACGGCAGGCGTAGGGCATGTCGCCCCCTTGGACCACGGCGCCGGTCAGATTCAATTGGTCGTCCAATTGGCTGCTGTACTGGTGGCGATCGCCCAGCGCAGCCGACCAGAAGTTACTGGTGATCAACCTTTCACAGGCCGCGTTGAGAAGCTGGACTTTCGAGGCATGGAGTTCCTGCGCCAACGCGGTGATCCGCTGCTGTTGCGCTGCGGGGTCAAATGCCCAACCCGCATCCGTCCAGAAATGATCCTCCGATGGGCGCGGCTGTGTGGTCAACCCAGCAGGCAGTTCGCCCAATTGATCGTGTTTTACGGGGGTTCCGTCAGCCGTTCGATAGACCGTTCCCCGGTGATCGGTGAGCTGGACCACTTGCTCCCCGCGCAGGCACCAGGCGTGCCCACCGGCCGGAGGCTGCAGAGCCTTGGCCAATTGAATGGCATTGCTCGGCAACTGGAGCCCCAGACCAGGGACCATCGGAAGTTCAACAGGGCCGCTGATAAGGCCCATGGGATCGATCAGGTAGATAATTGTCATGGGCACCTCAAATGAATTTCATGCGACCGGGATAGGCGATGTTGCGCGGCCTTGCGACACCCACGATGGAGTTGGTGCTCAGGGGGGAAGCAGCCGCTACCACACCGGCCTCGTTGACATTGGGGTAATCACCGATGGTGACGGCGTCAGCGCCGAAGAACGAGGCAGAATCTTGCGCCGCGCTCATTGCCCGGGCGCCTTGAATGCCGATGGCCGCGCTTTGGTCGTACATCATCAAACTGCCGTGCTGTGAAGTACCGGCCGCCCGAAGCGGATCTACGCCCCGGCTTTCATCCAGCACTCGCAAGAACTCGGCTCGACCATCCGGCCCACGGAATGTGGCCACCCCGTCACCGCCAGTCCACTGCCCTTCCTTTCCGATCCGGGCCGCTTCAGTCGTCAACATGCCGGACAGCTGGGCGTGGTCCCACAGCCACGGCCATTCGGCGCGGATCAGGATCGACCCGGCGAGTGCACCATTACCACCCGGCTGGAATACGCTGGTGGTTTCGAACACCGGCCGGCCAAGGGGTGTGGTGTCCAGGCGCCCGATCGGCCACCAGTTGCCGGCACCGTCACTGCGCAAGTGCCAGAAGTCACCCGCTCCCATCAGCACCAGGAACGAATAACCGGCAGCGTTTAGGTGGGTATGGAACTTGATCTTTTCGGCACCGCTCGCCTGCACGACCAGACGGTTGCCCGTATTGTCTGCCCGACGAATGATGAAATCGATAACGCCCAATGCGGCATTCGCTGGCGGGAGCGTGATGGTTTTGTTGCCGGCAGAGGCATCGACCACGACCAGACCGCGCTGGGCAGCGGTCAGCGTCTTGTCTGCCGAGTAACTGGAGATGTTGACGCAGATCGATTTCCACAGACTGGCCACCGCCTTTGACGTGGCCAGCGATTCACTGTCGTCCAGGGTGAGACTGTCGCTTTTGGCGTTCGGCAGGTTGCCCAAGTCGACGTCATCCTTGGTCGTCGCCCTGGCGCGCAAATCTGGATAGTCGCCAATACGTAAGGCGAACTGCTGAACCAGAGGGCCGTTGATTGCTTCCACTGGCCGGCGGTCGGTCACGCCGGCAGCGGCCAGATCCGCAATAGCCACGCAGTAATGCCTCACGCCCAGGGCGTCGGTGTAATCGACCTTGTCGGCGCCGAAAACCACCGTCCAGCTGGCGACTACATCGTTTAGTTCACGCTGCAGCACGACATCCAACCATGCGGTGGTTGGCAGTGCCGGCGGCACAACCGGCAACGCTGCCGATCGGATCAAACGCACACCTTCGATGTACGCCGTGCCGGGCTTGAGCTGGTACGCACTGCCGACTTTTTCCAGCTGCAGGGAACTGCCAAAGAAGCACGCCCGCCCGTAGATGTCGCGATTGCTCAGCCGCTCGCGCTCATCAATGCCGGCCAGGCGCACGGTAAAGTCATGCTGCCAGGTGTTGGCATCGATGGTGATCCCGGTCAGCGCCTGGGCGCCGTCGAAGGCCACCAGGAAGTTGCGTGTCAGGTTGTTGCCGATCTGCAGGGGCGGGATGTTGCGGCGCTTGATCTGCAGCGGCACGTAGGCCACGGCAAACAGTGTGCCTTCGGCTGTCTCGAGGCCGATCCAGTTGAAATCCCAGTCGCCGACGTCGGAGCCGATCTGCGAGCTGTACACCACCTGGTTAGGGTTCACGTAGCCGGCGTTGCCGTCCGGGATGTCGTAGACGTAGACGATCTGCCCCGCTGCAGGTTTCGGCGCAGCGCGATCGACCGGACCGTTGGGATCAAGGCCGGGGACGTTGGCAAAAATGAAACGCACCACATCAAGCCCCTGCTGGGCGACATGCTTTTGCGCGATAAGGATTTCACCCGCAAGGGTAATGCTGGCTCCCATGGGGGCTCCTAGAGGCTGGCAACCAGCGTTTGCTGGTCGTCGTTGAAGTCGACCACGGCGATGCGCAACGGCACCGGTGTGATGGTCACGAAGTCATAGCGGCGGCAGGTGCGGCCGTACTGCTGAATCAGCACGCGCAACAGCTCCGGGTTCTGCGACAGCTGGGTGTCGGAGAAACGCAGCAACACCACGTCCCAATCCCGATCGGGCATGCGCTCTTCGATCTCGACGTAGCCGACGCCGAGGCGTTGCAGGATGCGTTTCATGCCGGCGGTGCTGCCGGCGTCTACCGCGTTGATAAAGGCGTACTTCACGCGCAGGCGGTAAAGGGCCTCGGGTTCGTCCTTGAATCGGGTGATGTCGCGCTGCCAGGCCAGCAGATCGAGCACCACCAGGTGGCAGTTGTCGGCATCGAGCTGCAGCAGGGGCCAGCGCAACCAGCCCTCGACTTTTTCCCACCAGGACTGGGCGGCAGCGGTGAGTTTTTCCAGCTCGGTCCCGCCAAGCCAGAAGCGCAGGCTGAGCTTAATCATTAAGCAGCACCTCCAGACTCTGGATCCGGGGGATGTTCAGCTCGGAAAGGATGTCGTCGTTGTCAAAATGCAGCGACTCGATGCCCGGGAATTGCTGGTGCAACTCTTCGCCGAGACGGCTGAAGGAAAAGCGCGACTGCGGATAGGTCAGCGTTGGCTGGTAGTCCCTGGCCGTGCTCTCGCGAAAAGCCGCACGAATAAACATCTCGGTTTCGTCCACCAGCGCCTCGCGCTGAGCCGTGGTCTGTGTCGAGCGCGGCCAGAGGGTCACGCGAAGCGTGTGCTGGGTTTCGGGCATCACCATCACCAGCAGGTCATCGCCGTGGCCATGGTTGCCCAGGTCGCGAATGTGCGCGTTGATTTGCTCCAGGTACGTCGCCGCCGGCACGTCGGCATCGAACAACACAAAGGCATTGGCGCTGCCCGGTCCACGCGGGGCCCCGTGCTGGAAATACACGCCATCCGGACGCACGCCCGGGAAGGCCGAAATCATTGCCCGATACACCGCGTCGGTGTGCCATTGGTTGACCGCCGAGAACTGGTTGCGCACGCGCAGGCGCAGCTCGTCGTTTGGTTCCTTGTCCGCCCCGGGCGTGGTCAACCAGCCGTCGGCGTTGGCCACCTGGGCAATGCCCGGGATCGGTACCGGCAATACGGCGTAGTACCCCGGCGCCAGGTTGAAGCCGCTGCCGACATCCACGGCTTCGACCGGGATCTGCAGCTGCATGGCACCGTCGGTGAAAGTGCCGACCGCCGTGGTCACCAACTGGTACACGTGGCCATTAATCGCGGCCGACTGCACCACCGTGCCCTTGGCGACCTCGAGGGCGCCGCCGGCGGCGATCCGCGTGAACAGCAAAAAGCCCTGGGCTTTGGTCGCGCCCTTACGCTCGACGTTCACACCCCAGGCCAGCATATCCAGCCAGGCATCCACAGCGGTTTTGACGAAGAAGTTCGGCAGCACCGTGGCAATGAAGAAGTCGAGGATCCACATCACAGGCTTGGTCACCAGTGCGGTGACGACACGCCAGAACGGTGACCAGGTGCTGGTGTTGCTCAGTTTGCTGCCCTGGGCAACCACCTCGGCTTCCCACGCCTGGCGCAAACCTTCCTCGGTGGTCGGAATGCCGGCGTCAGTCAGCGCCTGTTTGAAATTGACGTCGCTCACACCGTTACCTCGATCGTGCCGAACTTCATGGTTTTTGCCGTCACCAGGTACTGCCCGGGTTCGAGCTGGGTGATCAGTGCCGTTCCCGGTACCAGACGTTCGTCCGCTTCCACCAGCAGCTCCAGCCGCTGGATGCAGTCGCGCTGTTTCAGGCTGTTGCGCTCGGCGACCAGGGTCACCAGCAGGCCGCTATCGCGGATCATGTGCGCGATGTCCTGGGCGATGCTGGCTCGGTCATCGATGAGCACCGGTTGCCGCGACGGATCGAGCACCAGGTCGTTGTCGACGATCAGCAAATCGATGTATTCGCTCATCCGCCGACCGCCATGCTCACCATGTTTTCCATCTCCAGCGGGGTCATCGGCTTGTTGTTCTGAATGGTCAGGTTCTCCACATGGGTGCCTTTGTTCTGGTTGCTGGTGGTGTTCTGGATGCTGCTCAGCAACCCGCCCGGGGGCACGGCCGAGGCACGCGACGGGGACAGGCTCGGAATGGCCGAGTTGATGGATTGCTGGGCTTTTTGGCCAACGTCGATGCGGTCTGCCGTGTTGACGATCGGCTGGGTTTTCTGGCCGGTACCGGCGCTATCCGCCGCGTTCATCGCGGCATCAACGCCGGGCACTTCCGGCATACCGCCGAACCGCGCCTCGATGTTCACGCCGGGAATGCTGTTGATCATCTCGATCAGGCTGTTGATCGCCTTGTAGAACACGCTGACGATGCTGTCCCACGCGCCCTTGGCCATGCTCGACCAGCCACCCATGGAGCCGAACCAGTCGGACAGCACCTTGAATTGCTCGCTGACCCACTTAAAGGCCTCGCTGTTCATCAGCGCGGCAGTCCATTCGTCCCAGTAATAAATGGCCACCGCGACCAGGGCGACCAGCGCGGCGATGCCCATCACAACGACCCCGATCGGGTTGGCCGTCAGGGCCACGTTGACCAGCCAGATAGCGGCCTGCCAGGCCAACATGACGCCGCGAACGACCAGCATGGCCGCACCGAACAGCGTCAGGATGGACAGGTAGGCCAAGATGGCCAGCTTCTGCAGCACGAAGCCGGCGATGGTGCGCAGGTTCAGCAGCTGCACCACCTTCCAGACCGTCACCAGTCCGAGCCAGGTCATGCGGCTGATGCCGATCACCATGGTCAGCGCGGACATCGCGAAGATGATCCCGAAGACGGTCAACGTGACAATGCCGATTACCCGGGCGATGTTCGGGAACAAGTTCGTCCAGCGGGTCAGCGTGGCGCCGATCGCCACCAGCTTGTTCATCAGCGGGGTCAGGATCGGGATCAGCACCTGGCCAAATACCACGCGCAGCGCCTCGACGGCGGCCGCGAACTGTTGCCACGGATCGACCATGGCCTTGGCCATGTTCTCGGCATTCTCCAGCCCGCGAACCTTGCCCAGTTGATCCATGCCGTTGCGCAGGCGGTCGGTGTCCTTGGTCAACGCGGTGATGACGCGGGCTCCTTCACCGCCGAAGGCCTCGATCAGCTTGGCGCCGGCGTCTGCGCTGTTCAGGTCGCCGAACTTGCCCTCGAGCTTGCTGAGGATGTCCATCATCGGCAGCAACTTGCCGTTCTGGCCGGTGAATTTCATCCCCAGCTTTTCCGAGGCAGCGCCGATGTTTTCGAAAAACGCCTTGTAGATGCCGCCGGCGTCGCCGCCTTCCATGGTGCTGCTGAGCGAGCCGATCACCGCGAACTGCTCGGCCAGGTCGACGCCAAAGGTGGTGGCGATCGAGCCGACTTCCTTGAACGCGTCCTTGAGTTGGGCGCCGTCGGTGCGGAACAGCTTCACCGCCAGCGCCGTCTGGCCCCCGAGTTTCTCAACCCACTCGGCTTTGCCCATGGCGTCGGCCTGGCCCTTGAACAAGTTGTACATGGTGCCCACGTAGGCACCCATGGTTTCCGCATCGCCCTTGGTCGCCTTGGCCAGCAGGTTGCTGGTGTTGGTGAACGTAGCCAACTGGTCACCGGTGAGCCCCTTGATCGCACCTTCGATGCTGTACGCCGACGCGACGAAATCCCGGGCGTTTTCGCCGTAGGCCACGGAGAACTCCAGGGACTTGCGATTCAGTGCATTCAGCGCGTCCTCGGCCACGCCCAGCGATCGGACCTCGCCCAGGGCGCGGTTCATCTCCAGGGCAGGGGCCAGCGATTCGGTGATGGCCGCGCCGGCGCCGACCATACCGCCCAGCCCCATGCCCATCGTCTTGATGTTCTTTTCGCTCTTCTCGGCAAGGTCGGAAAAACCCATTTTCACCTTGCCCAGGGGCGCGGTGACCTTGTCGGTCAGACTCAAAATGAAGGCCAGGCGGGCAGCGCGGTCAGCCATGCGTTTTTATCCGTTCAGTGCCTGGGCGATGCCGTTGGCCACGGCGATTTCCATGCGGTTCCAGTGGTTGTCCTCCAGCCACTTGGCAGTGCCCATCACCTCGGGTGTGGGCTCTTCACCAGGTAGCCAGCGGGCGGCCAGGGCCAACAGTTGGCCTAGCCCGTCCTCTTTCAGGCGTTCAGCGTGCTCGAGGGCTTTTTTACGATGACTTCAACGTCCGGGCCGTACTCCTCGACCAGCGCGCCGGCGAGTTGCATCACCATCACCGGGTTGCCCAGCAACGCCTTCAAGGTGGCGCGCTCTTCCTGCTTGATGGTGTTGACCAGCAGGTTGTTGGCCGGGGCGACCTTGTTGTTCTGGGTCAGGCTGTTGAAGTACTTGGTCACGTCCTGGGGCGTCAGGGTGAAAGTGAATTCTTTGTCGCCGACTTCCAGGGTGATATCGCGTGATTCGCTCATGATCTTTTCCGTTGTGGGGGTTGGTTAAAAAGGTGCTGCAGCCGCTGTTCCAGCCGGTCTTCCAGCTTTTCCATGGCCTTGTCGATGTGCTCGGCCCGGACGTATCGCTCAGCGACCTCGATGCGAAACTCGAGGTGTTCACGGCGGGCCGCGCTGATCTGTTTAAAGAGGTACACCTGAAAGCCCGCGACACCGGTCAGGACCAGCTCGGTGATCATCAGCAGTACGCTCACGGTCATGGATGAAAGCTCCATTTCATGCGCTCCAGTTGCCACGGCCGCCAATCCGGACGGCGGTGTACATCAGCCAGGCCAAAGGCTTGGGCATACCCTCCTCGAGCAGGGCGTCGTAAAACACCTGGTCGGCTTCGGCCTTGGTGAACCGGTCGGTGGCGTGGGTGTAAATGAAGTCATGCACCACCGATGGCCGGCGGGCGCATTCATCGTCACGCGGGATCAGCCACCAGACCGGGCGGGGGACGCTGGCCAGGTCGGTGCGGTAGCACTGCGGCACCGTCACCCACTGATTGCCGGTCGTCAGGTACATCAACGGCCGCACCAACTGCCATTGCTTGGTGCCCATCACCGCCTTCACCACCAGGGAGCTTTTAAAGGGCATCGGCGGCGCACTCCACGCGGATTTTGTTCGGTGCCGCACTCACATCAATTACCTCGCGAAGTGCCAGACGTAGTGCTTCCGGAGCCAAGCAATAAGCCCCCGCGATCGCCGCCACTTCCTCGCCATACGAGCTATCAAAGGCGATGGCGATGTTCTCCAGCTGGCTGCCGAACAACGCAGCGCCCAGAGCAACAACAAGATGAGTGTGATTCAGGCGCATTCAGTAGCTCCAGATCGCAGGGCTGGGGAATCGGCCACCGGCCGGTGCCATGCCCAGGTGAAGAAAACGCGAGTTGCCGCGCTGGCTGATGCCGAAGCGGGTGAACTTCAGGTTCATCGCCAGGCGCAGGATCTGCACGGCGTCTTCGCCACGGCAGCGCACGTCAACGGCCAGACCGGTGCAGTGTTCACCTGGTGCGGGTTTGCTCACTTCCACCGGGTGCTTCGGACAGCGGTAGGCGCTGCTCAGCGCCATCGGCCGGCCAAATTGCTGACGCAGGGTCACCAGCTCGGCCATGAACGCCGGATCCATCTCGGCGCCGGTGCTGTTGCATTTGCCACATTTGCAGCGCAGTTCAGCCGCGGCGAAGTGCGGCCAGGTGGTGAGGTTCATCGGCGTTGTCCTTGCTCGGAAAGAGACTCGCAGGGCGTACAGCGGACTTTTCCGCCCAAGGCACGGCGCTTCTCGGGAATCGGGTTTTCGCAGTCCAGGCAGTGGGTCCGGCTTGGCCCGATCGGGCGCACCTGGGCGAGCTGGGCCGCGATCGCCTGGTCACGCTGGCGTTGCTCCAGCGCCTGGGCACGGTCGAACGGGCACACCATCAGCGCAGGCCCTCGATCTCGGTAGCGTCCAGGTACGGCACGCCGTTGATGCGGATGAAGTCCGGGCTGGTGACGTCGAACGGCACCTTGTGCTTGGTTTTCTCGCCGCCCTTGGGATCCACTGCCAGCAGGCTGGACACCTTCAATTTGCAGCCGAAGGCCTCGACGCGCAGTTCCTCATCGCCGGCGGCAGCGAAAAACACCACGTCGAAGGTTTCCATCTTGCGAAAGCTGCCCGCCGATCGGGCGGCCTCGATCAGCAAGTTGAAGTTGCTGGTGTCGAATTCCATCTCGCCACTGGCCGAGACATCGCCGTCGACGTGCCCATTCGGCACGCCTCCGCTCTGTGCCACGGCGGTGTTGTCGGTGATGTCGAGCGTGCAGTTGTCGACGTGAACCTGCAGGTCGCCCAGGTTCACGTCGAAGTTTTTGCCGCCAATACGTGCTGACATAGGGGCTTACTCCAGATCGTCGTTGGAAAGGTCGAGGGCGATGTTGGCCGTCAGGTCTTTCGGGCAGTTGAGCGGCCGGATCTTGATGTAGATCTCGACCTTGGTTTTGCTGTGCCACACCAGGACGATGTCGCCGTCCTGGGGCGATTCGATCTCGCCCGGGAACACCAGGCCGGCGAAGGTGGTGGACTTGGCCATCTGGCGCAGCGGCTTCATGAACGCGCTGATCGCGGCGGCCATGCTGTTCGGCGTGTTGTTCAGGCGGCGATCGCCGACACGGCGGATCAGCAGCGGGCGAACCTGACGGGCAGCCTTGTCGGCCAGGCGCAGGTACTCGACCACCTGGAAGTCGCTCGCCGGCGCGTCGAGCATGTTGCCGTCGCCCCAGAACACGCCCGGGTAATCGGGGTAGGTCTGCGACACGGAGAAACGCGCGGTATCCAGTTCGGCGCGGATCGCGGACGGCAACGGCACGGATTCTTTGTCGGTCGGAACGGGGCCCAGGCCCAGCAGCGGACCGGAGGCCACGCGCATCGGGCTGTCAGCAATACTGATTGCGGCGTTGGCCAAGCGGCCCGCCAATACGCCCAGGTCGTTGCCATGCAGCTGCGGCACGATCAGGACACGTGGCGCGGCCAGTCCGTTGGTGATTGGCTTCTGCTCGAGCAAATACTCCGCCCAGGTCTGCAGCGCAGTGATGCCGGCACTCGCCGCCATCACGAACGCACGCCGGCCGTAGGTGTTGTTCAGCGACACGGCCGCGTCATGCATGACGGACAGTTGCGCGCCGGCGGTCACCGGCTTGGTGATCACCACCGCTTCAACGGAAAAGCCTTGCTGCTGAGCCTTTTCCAAGGCTTCGGACCATTCACCGTCTGCGGCGATCGGAGCGGCCAGGCACGCCCAGCGATCGCCACCGTTGAGGCGTGCAGCGGTGATCTGGGTTTTCAGGTCACTGGCCGGAATGCCCAGGGCGCTGTCGAGGTCGCTGTCGGTGTTCAGGGGGAGCAGCTGGCCAACGTTCTTCGCGCCGGTGCCGATGAAAAGGAAATAGCGTTCGATCTCAGTCACGGCACCTTGGCCCAGATTGAGATTGTTAACGCTGACTTTGCCGAGTGCCATGCAGTGCCTCGCTAGCGGGGAGAATTAAGGATTTGTTGGAGCACCTGGTTCAGCAGCAAGCCAGTGTCTCGTTCGGTGCTGACGCCGATGAACTGGCGCTTGGGCAAGGTGATTTCCCAGCTCTGCGCGCCGCTGCTCTCGGTCTTTTCATCGTCCAAGATGCGGATCAGCAGCCCCGCCTTGGCGTAGTTCACGTGTTCTTGAATCCAGGCTACGGACGGCCGGGTCAGGGCCTTTTTGCCTTCCTGGCGAACCTTGAAGCCCAAGCGACGCAGGCGTTTTGCCTGCTTGTCGGTGGCGGCCAGGCCGGCGGGAACGTTGTTCCAGCGCTTCATTTGGGCAGCCGTGCGGCGCTCGCTGACACCGTTGTGCTGCTGCGCCGCGACCCAACTGGTCAGAGCGTTACGCCAGCCCAGTTCGGCTTCATCGGCGCTGACACGGGTGACGATCATCAGCTTGGCCAGGCCGGCTTCCATCTTCTTCTTGCCCTTGCCTGAGCCTTTGCGCTCGGCGAAGGGCGAGCCGTCCAGGTTCTGCTGATCACGCGCACGCTTGCGGCTCATCGTCCGCACACGCTTGGTCACGTTGTTCAGCAAACGCCGGCGTAGCTGAGGCGGCAGGCTCAGCAACGCCAGTTGCTCGCGCACGCCCAGGTAGCCCCGGGCATCGAGCTCGAAGGTGCTACGACCGGCCATGGCTGGACACCTCGCCGTGTTCAGCGACCCATAGGTCAAATGGCACAAAGGACCAGGTCTTTCCGAAGGCCAGGATCTCGCCGGTCGGATCCTCGGCCAGGTACTGCGGCTCGATGAACTCGAGGGTGATGTCGACGTCGGCCAGGTCGTTGTCGAGCATGGTGATGTCGAACTTCGCCGCAGGCAGATCCTCGCGGTCCTGGTCGTTGCTCTCGAGCCAGCTGCC